TTACTTAATCTAACTGTACAGTGGTGCAATAAAATAAAAAAGACCAAATATCAGATCGTTGTGATTGGTTGTACAGACTTGTCTATATCAGCAGAGCAGTTAGATAGTAGCGTAGAAGCATTTAATTATGCATACATGCCTAAAGATATTTATCTGATGGCTAGTCACCATGACCAAAGCGGTGAGGTTGATTTCTTGTATGATAATGACTTCGAAACTGACAACGAGTTTTCAATGATACTAATTCAAAGATTAGCAGAGTTGGAAAAAGCATCTCAGAACTTAAAGAAAAAAGGTTACTATAAGAACTGGGATAAAGAATACTACAAGCATACAGTACAAACAAGAAAAAATTTAATAAGGAGTATACTATCATGAGAGGCATGAAGAAGACAGCTAAAAAAGTTAACGGTAAAAAGAACCCAATGATGATGAAGATGGGTAAGAAAAAAGCTAAGAGTGGCGGAAAGAAAAAGAGATAAACAGCCCCCTAAAACTAGAAAGTATTTTAGAAAAACTAGTTCCGGGGCAGGAATGACGAAAGCGGGGGTAGAACGCTATAGGCGTGATAACCCTGGGTCTAAATTAAAGACTGCAGTAACAGGTAAAGTAAAACCTGGTAGTAAATCTGCTAAGAGACGTAAATCTTTTTGTGCACGATCAGCAGGGCAAATGAAAAAGTTTCCTAAGGCTGCAAAAGACCCCAACTCAAGATTGCGTCAAGCAAGAAAAAGATGGAAATGTTAAGGAGAAAATATTATGTGTGACTATTGTAATGGAGAGTGTATCTGTAAATAATGCCCCTCTACGTTTATGAAAATAGAAAAACTGGCGAAGAGTTTGAAAAAATTTTACCTATCGCCAGACGGTTTGAGCCTTGCAGAGCACCTTATATAAAATTAAAAGTTGCTGCACCTAAGATATTAAAAATATCAGATAGTAAAGGCAAGGAAGATAAGTTAAGAGAAGATATGTACACAAAGGCACAAGATGCTAAAAAAGAAAAAGCAGTGCTAGAAGCTGATACAAAGTATACAGCAGTTAAAAAAGAATTTAAAAAAAGATATGGAACTAGTAAAAAAAGAACCAAAAAAGCTGACTGAAAAACAACAAGAGTTTTTAGATGTGTTGTTTACAGAAGCAAAGGGAGATCCTAAAAAAGCAGGAGAGATAGTTGGGTATTCCCCTAATCATTATTTACAAGTTGTAAAATCTTTAAAAGAAGAAATACTAAATAAAGCAGAATATTCTTTAGCACTTCATTCAGGTAAAGCAGTACAAGGAATTATTGACGCTTTGGATGAAGATGGAAAAACTCCAGGTGTTAATATTAGAATGGAAGCAGCTAAACAAATATTAGATCGTATTGGTATTGTTAAAAAAGATAAAATAGATATTAATGCACAAGTGGCTCATGGTATATTTATACTACCACCAAAAGATGACTCTAATAAAACGCAAAGCTAGAACAATCCCTTATGGGTATAAGTTATCAGAAAATACAGATTATATAGAACCTGTATTAGAAGAGTTAAATGCATTAGATGAAGCAAAAGAATATTTAAATAATTGCTCATACAGAGAAGTGGCAAAATGGTTAGAACGCAAAACAGGGAGAAGTATATCGCACACAGGGCTAAGAAAGATACTAAATAAAAGATGTCAGACATTGAACCCCCAAAACCCAAATCCAACCTTGGAAGAAAAAAGGGAGTAATACAAGAAAAAAAATATTTTAGCAGAGAAGTAAAAGCTAAACAAGCAGCTAAAAGATCGTTAAAGGCACAGGATCTTAAAATAAGAAAAGCCCACGATACTATACAGAATGCAAAAAAAAGAAAACAAAAAATTGTTAAAGCGAATGAAGCTTTACAAGGCTCGTCTTCAAGTGTTATGGTTGAAGATGAAGTTAAATCTTTACCTCCTACAGTTAAAGATTATGTTGAAGACAATGTATTATTTAGGCCTAACGAAGGACCTCAAACACAGTTTCTAGCAGCTCCAGAAAGAGAAGTATTTTATGGTGGGGCAAGAGGTGGTGGTAAATCTTATGCCATGCTTATTGATCCATTGCGATACTGTCATAAAGAAGCACACAGAGCACTTCTACTAAGAAGATCTATGCCTGAGTTAAGAGACATGATTAATCATTCTCAAAGATTATACTCAAAGGCATATCCCGGTGCTAGATGGAGAGAACAAGAAAAAGAATGGAGATTCCCTTCAGGTGCTAGAATAGAGTTCGGATACGCAGAGAACTTAACTGATGTACTTCGTTATCAAGGACAATCATACACTTGGATTGGAATAGATGAACTTCCTCAATATCCAACACCAGAGATATATAATTTCTTAAGATCATCTCTAAGAAGTGTAGATCCTGAAATACCTGTATACATGAGAGCAACAGGCAATCCAGGAAACATAGGATCACAGTGGGTAAAAGAAATGTTTGTAGATCCTGCAGAACCTAACACTGCATTTGATGTAAATATAGATACAATAGTAGGTAATAAAACTATTACTAGAAGATTTATACCTGCAAAGCTACAAGATAATCCATATCTAATGCAGACAGATGATTATCTAATTATGCTATCATCTTTACCTGAGGTTCAGAAAAAGCAGTTTTTAGAAGGAGATTGGAGTGCATTTGAAAACTCTTCCTTTCCTGAATTTAATATAGCTACCCATGTAGTGCAACCTTTTGAGATACCTAATAACTGGTTAAGGTTTAGAACATGCGACTGGGGATATTCTAGCCCAGCATGTTGTTTGTGGATTGCAGTAGACTTTGATAATAATTTTTGGGTATATCGAGAATTGTACACAAAAAAAATTACAGCAGATATATTTGCTAGAAAAGTTTTAGAGATAGAACAAGGAGAGTATATTAAATACGGAATATTAGACTCTTCAACTTGGTCAAAAAGAGGAGACGTAGGTCCTAGTATAGCAGAGACTATGATTAGAGAAGGATGTAAATGGAGACCATCAGACAGATCTCCTAAAAGTAGAGTAGCAGGAAAACTAGAATTACATAGAAAGCTATCTATAGATGAAGGAACAGGGCAACCTAGTTTAAAAGTATTTTCTAATTGTATTAATTTAATTAGGACACTACCTATGTTACCTATAGATAGAAATAATCCTGAGGATGTAGATACTCATGCTGAAGATCATGCTTATGATGCATTAAGATATGGAGTCATGAGTCGGTCACTTCATCCTAATAGCTATGAGGCAAATAGGTTTTATAAAGAAGAAAAAAACTTTAAACCTGCAGACCGAGTGTTTGGATATTAATGGAATACATAGTAATACTAGCATTATCTTTATTTGATAAACCTGACCTACAGTTTTATAATTATAAATTTATAAAGTTTCAAGATAAAGAAACTTGTGAGACTTTTATAGCTTCAAAAAGTGTTGAACTTGGAAATAGTATAGCACAACAGTTTAATCAAAAAAATAATGTAAAAAATTATGTTGTATCCTGTTGGACTTCGAAAGAGTGGAATAAATATTTAGATTCAATATCTGAAATTAATGTATGAAGAGTATTAAAGTAGGATATAAAAATTACAGTTTAGAAGAATGGAAACAAACTGTTGCTAGTGCTAACGAAGCATCAGGTCAATTCTTTTCTAAAGAAGGTGTTATCGGTTATGCCAAATATGAAAAAGGTGTAACGCATGTTAACACGCTTTTACACGAACTGATACATGCAGTTGTTTATCAGTGGAATATAGAACTAGATGATAAAGTAGAAGAGACTATAGCAACTACATTGTCAAATGGTCTAACAACTATCTTTGTAGATAATCCAAAACTATTAGATTATTTAAAAGATAAAATACAGGAGGGGTAATGGTACAACCAGTATTAACAAAATACAAACAAGGAGATCTTCCACAAGACTATCCAAAGAAAGTTGATAGAATGAAAACTATTGATTTAAATGCAGAAGCAGATCCAAATGTTTCTACAGAAGATTTTCCAAATAAAAACGAAAAGCAAGTACAAGAGTCATTTTTTACAATGGCTGATGAAAAAGATTACTAGGAGGTAATATGGATATTTTAAAAAAATACACACACGGAGAAGTTTCTAATGTTGCAGACGCTGCACCTAAAAAGGAAAAGCCAAGTGCACAACTATTAAAAAAGTATGCTCACGGTGAATTATCAGGAGCTGCAGAAGCTAAATCTGGTAAAGAAGGATTAGAAGGCTTCGTATCAAAAAAATATACACAAGGCTCATTTAACGAATAAATGGCAATTATAAAACCTGCAGATATACTATCATTAGATGATGAAGATTCTTTAGATAATAAAGAGTCTTTTGATGTATCTAATTTAGCAGGTTATATTAGAAGTAAATTTATTGACTCAGAAAATGCTCGTCAATTTGATGAGCAGAGATGGCTAAGATCTTATCGTAACTATAGAGGTATCTATGGTAATGAAATGGCTTTTACAGAAACTGAAAAGTCAAAGATATTTGTTAAGATAACAAAAACAAAAGTATTAGCTGCCTATGGTCAATTAATTGAAGTACTATTTTCTAGCGGAAAATTTCCAATAGGAATACAGCCTACATCTGTGCCTGAAGGTATATCTGAATATGCACATGTTTCAAAACATAAGCAAGATAATAATCAAGACTCAAGCCCTTATGGTTTTCCTGGTGATGGTAAAGACTTAGATCCAGGTAAAGTTGTAAATGATATACTAGGCGGTTTAAAAGAAGAATATGAAACTGCTGAATTTACAAAGGGTCCTGCTACAGATGGTGCTAACGAGCCTCAAATTAATCCTGCAGAAATGTCTGCAGCTAGTATGGAAAAACTAATACACGATCAGCTAGAAGAGTCTAGTGCCGTTTCAGTTTTAAGGCATACATTATTTGAATCTACTTTATTAGGAACAGGCATAATCAAAGGTCCATTTACTTATGAACAAGCCAAACATAGTTGGGTTAAAGATCCTGATACAGGGGCTAATAATTATACACCAAGAGTAAAGTTAGTTCCAAAAATTGAATCAGTATCTTGTTGGGATTTTTATCCTGATCCTGACGCAACTAGAATAGAAGATGCGGATTATGTAATACAAAGGCATATATATACTAGATCTCAAGTTAGAGATTTAATGAACAGGCCTTACTTTAGAAAAGAAGCAATAAAGAATTCTTTATCAATGGGGGCTTCTTATGAGCCAAGAGGATACGAATCATCTTTACAAGATAGAGAATCTACAGACGAACTTAATAAAAATAGATATGAAATACTAGAGTATTGGGGCACATTAGATACAGAGTTAGCTAGAGAAGCAGGTATTGAACTTGATGATGATAGTGATGAACTAGATGAAATACAAGTAAATGCGTGGGTATGTAATGGAGAAATAATTAGATTAGTTTTAAATCCGTTTACACCAAATAGAATACCATACTTAATATGCCCTTATGAAATAAACCCTTATCAATTTTTTGGTGTAGGTATTCCTGAGAACATGGATGACTCGCAAACAATTATGAATGGTCATGCAAGAATGGCTATTGATAATCTAGCATTAGCAGGTAATTTAGTATTTGACATAGATGAGACAATGCTAGTGCCAGGTCAAGATATGAAAGTATTTCCTGGTAAAATATTTAGAAGGCAAAGCGGTATGCCGGGACAAGCTATACATGGTGTTAAGTTTCCTAATACATCACAAGAAAATTTAATGATGTTTGATAAGTTTAGACAATTAGCAGATGAGTCTACAGGTATTCCCTCTTATTCACATGGCACAACAGGAGTGCAGAGCACTACAAGAACTGCAGCAGGTATGTCTATGTTAATGGGAGCTGCAGCTTTAAGTATAAAAACAGTTATAAAAAATATTGACGATTTCTTATTAAGACCCTTAGGGGAAAGTTTATTTGCATGGAATATGCAATTTAATGATAGTTCGCCTGAAATAAAAGGAGACTTAGATGTAAAAGCTAGAGGTACATCATCTCTAATGCAAAAAGAAGTTAGATCACAAAGATTATTAACATTCTTACAAGTTGCATCTAATCAGAATCTTGCTCCTTTTGTAAGATGGCATTCTATCCTATCAGAGATTGCTAAGTCTCTAGATATTGAACCTGAAAAATTAATTAATGATCCTGAAAGAGCAGCGATCTTTGCAAAGATAATGGGGATGGCAAATGGTAACAAACAAACTGAAAGCAATAATCAACAGTCCACAATGGCCGCTGGTGGAGGAACTCCTTCAGGAGCGAATCCAAATGATATTACAGGGGCTGGTGGTGGCAACATCGGAGCAGGAGGTGTACCGACTCCAGGGGAGAGCGGCTTCGCTACAGGAACTCCTGAGGATGAGGGAACAGCTTAAATAAATGGCATCACAATACTCAGGTAATAATATGCAGTTACAATATGATCCTGAAACACAACAATGGTCGTATGTAAATGTAGCACAAACTTTTATAGACACATCTACATTCTCATCTACAGATCCTCAGTTTCAATATGGAAGTGATAATCAACAAGATGATAATGACGATGATGATGCCACAACAGACCCATGCCCTGCAGGATATCGCCTTGTAGTTTTAGAAGATGGCAGCTCTACTTGTGAGAAAATAGATGTAGTAAGAGATCCACAAGAGGGTGATAATGATACCCCTGAACCACCAAAGCGTGATCCATATAAAGATAATAAAGAATCTATAGAATCATTCTTTGAATTAAAAAATGAAGGCAAAATAGATTTTAATACTTACGATGCTAAAACTAATTTAGTAGAATATACATCTAATCCAAATGAGTCTGTTGCAGGTCAGCTATTTAATGCGTTCGTTCCTTTTGCTAGTGGTATATCTTATATAGAAAATGCTATGGATGAAGGTGAATTAAAAAGAGCAGGGATGTTAGTTAAAGATGAAAATGGAAAACAGTTTATAAACCTTAGAGTAGTTCATGATGTAATGAAAACAAAAGTTATGAATCCTGGAGTGCCTGAAGGTAATGTATTAGCAAATACACCAGGTTATTTTGGGTTACAGGATACTAACAATTATTATAAAAATTATCTTGAAAACATGAACATTAAAAAAGAAGATATGAAAGTATTTGGATCTACTGATGTAGGTATAATATTTGATGAGATGATGAAATCTGAAAATAAATTTAAACCTGATAAATTAACAAATCAAGGATTTGAAACTTTTGGAAACTCTTATTTCTTTAATGGAAAAAGATTAGATCAATCAGAAGTAAACAAACTTATACAATCAGGGGTTAATAATCCTAATGATATAGCTAATGAAATAAAAAAAGATGAAAATAAATATATTGTAACAAAACAAGAAACTAAGTCTGATTCTGATTCAGGCACAGGTGGAGGAGATCCTGTATTTATGGGAGATCCTGGACAAGAGTCGGATAGCGGAGACGATACCCCCCCACCTACACCTGAAGATATTAGGGGAACTAGGGGACCTGGTTCAGGATATCAAGCAGGAGGATCTTACCCTACACCAGAACAGATCAGAGGAACTAGAGGACCTGGTTCAGGATATCAAGCAGGAGCCTCATACACAAAATCTTCTAGTGGTGTTAAAAAAGGAACAGGTGCTAAAGGACCACCTGGTTTTACGCCAAAACAATCAAGAGCAAAGACCTTGCAATCAAATTTTAAAAATATAAGAGGTAAATAATATGGCAAATGGAATGATGAACGACCCAATGGCAGCTCCC